CTCTTGTCGCCGCTGCTGAAGCAGGTTTGCAATCGCTGCGTCCTCTTCATCGGTTAAAGCAATAGGTTGAATTGGCGTAGCCTCTGGCGCATAGGGCTGAGGTGGCTCAGGCGTGTTTTCTCTCATGATTGCCTGCTCTCGCAATTCAAGCGCCGGGTCATAACCAAGCTCGGCAATTTTCTGCATACGTGCATCTGCCACACGATTGGCGAGAATTTCACGGTCACGTCTTGCAGCCAACGCATCCTCAACGGCTTGCTCTTGTGGTGTAAGCGCTCTGATTGGAGCACGGATGGCCATACCCTCGTCAGCGGAAGGAACATTGCGCATTGCTGCTTCCTGCAAATTACCCTCAATGAAAGACTGTTCTGCTGCTAGTCTCCTCGACTCTGCCAATGCTGCCTCGTCTGCACGTGCTAAAGCAGCTAGAGTCCTGTCATCTCTTCGCTGCTGAATATCCTGTGGCGCTGTTGCGATTTGTTGCCTGAGATTTTCAGCGACCTCTTGGCGAGTTTTTTGTGCCTCGGGTGTAGGGTTATAAAGCTTTTGAAGCACCTCGGCACCGGGGTCAAAGTCGGGATTCTCGTTAAGAAACCCCACCGCACCTGCAGGGTTTTCTCTCATAATCTTATCGAACTCTGCCTTAAGCTTGGCATCCTGCTCAGCGAGATAACCAGCGGTAATTCCTGCGCCTGCACTCAGTGCCCCAGTCAAAGCTTGCAGTCCACCGGACAAGCGCTCAGTGCCTCGTTGATAATCGCGCAGTCGACTCTCTGCCTCGCCTCTGGCAACCACGTCGCCCAGTCTCTTGCGGCGCTCAAACTCTGCCTGCCTCTGTTGCGCTTCACGTGCCTGTGCTTGTTGACCAGCGCTACCGAGAATCTGTTGCGCCATACGACCACGTTGAATCTCATCAACCTGACCAGTGGCTTGCTGCCTTGCCAGTTCTTCAGCAGCCTGTGCTGCGATAAGTTGAGCCTCTGGTTCCATGATTGCTCCTTAGATTGGTGCCATAGTTTGAGTGTTAGGTAACTTAAAGGTTCCTGGTCGCGCTCCTGCTTCAATCGCCAACCCATTAAGGGTGATGCCCTCTCCCGAAGAGGCAACAAGAATCCTCATTTTAAACGCTCGGCACTTTTGATTGGTCAAATGAGCACGGATGTTATTCGGTATATCTGAACCAAAAGTAGTGACCGTATGATTCTCGGTAAAAGAAGAACTGTAATCAAACGCAAACGAAAGAAGTCCTGTGCTTGCAGTTTTGTAATCATACAAAACCATTGCCCGATATATACGCTGAACACCCTGGAGACCATTTGTTATAACTGGTCGAAAGGTCACCACCATATCATAATTAGCCGCATTGTCTTGATACGCAGTTTTAGATTGACGATGTATGCGTGAATTCAGTCTAAGAATGTAGTGACTGTCGTCATCGCTACCGCCTGCCGCAGAATAGGATATTTGGTCAACCGGATTGCCTGAGTCAAGAATAGACCAACGATACCATTGCTTAAAGAATGTATTAAACACGTAGCAAGCTGATTGATTTGAGCCATCGTCAGCTAAGAATCTTATCTCGTTAACATGGTCAAACAAAGTAATTTGCTTAATAGTCGATGCGTCAACCAAGTCTTCTACAGGTGCTCCCACATACTGCACTTGACCATTGGTTGCCACAAGGTAGATGCCACGGTCAGCTATGTAAAAGACGCCAAACGAATGTGATAGGTGCGGGCTTCCTGGGATTGCTCCTTGCCCATTTGCCAATAAGCTAGGCTGACTAAATCCGCCTTGACCAATAGCGTTAGGGCCATCACCACTTACCGCGAAAACGGCATCACGTGTAAAGACAGTAAGAAAGTTTACGTTGGTTTCAATCGCAGTCACGGCTGCTGAATCACCAGGCACATCAATTACAAACTGGGGAACTGGAAAGCCAGGTGCAAAGCCTTGTTGGAAGGGTTTTGAGAACCTAACAAACTCAGTTGGGGTCGCCAGAAACGCTCGACCTTTGTGCTCGACAATATCAGTTACGGAGCCAGGTTGGTAATTATCAAGAACGCCTCCGGTAGTATAAAGGACAGGCGCTCTATCAAAATCTTCTTGCAACTCTCCAAAGTCCATAAAAGTAAATGACTTCTGAGACTCATCCAAAACGGCTGTTTTTATCTTTTTGAGCAAGACGCCATCACCAGCAGGAGAGCTACGATACATAGTGACTCGTATCCTGCCGCGCTTTAAAGATGCGTCGCAAGCATAGACCCGTGCTACCACAGCAGTATTTATCGACGTTGTGGTCACGGTTCTAATCGGCGTAGTTACTGACTCGTGCAAATTGTTCAACGAATCAACGAACTCATAGACAAACGAATAATTATAATCTTTGTTTGCCGTAAGACGAGAACCAAACGTGGTTGGGATTGCCGCTAAAGATCTAACCTCGGGATACTCATAGAATCCATTTTCCACCAGCGTGTCATTATCGTAAGAGAACAAAGATCCTCCGCCGATAAGAAGCTGATTGCCAATATCCACAGCAGGCAAAGAGCGGTCTGTGTCTAGTACCAACTCGACTGAAGAGACTGAATAGTATTGGTCTACATCGATTGCTGTAACTGCACTTATGTCTTCAGCGTCTGTATTGGTATTGCCTGACGATGTTAAGACGTTAGAACCAAAGATATACCTAGCAGCCGTGTTGGTGCTTTTGCCTGGCGCAGAAACTCTTGAAACTCCGTCAAAGAGTCTAAAGTCATTACGATAAATACTGTGATAGTCAGACGTATAGTTTAAGGAAGACACCCCAGGTACACCTGATGCAATCAACTTACCCGTTTTATCAATCAAATAATTACACGAGTTGAAGCTACCTTCATTGCCATTAGTACGAGAGATGTTTACGTAGGTTTTTGACCCAAACCCCGTAGCCTCTGATACTGTGCTTGAACTAATAAATTCCCGAAAGCTATCTGAGATGAGACTTGCATTTTTGCAAATTGACTCAAGGCCTGAGCTTACCGCTGTGCGGCTTGATGAAAAGTAAAAAATCTCATGATCTTTTGCTCTCTGTAGCTCATACTCGTCATCCAGAGAAATGGCACCAAGATTCAAATGACCTGCTGTCATACCGAAGGCGCTTTCAAGTTCTGCTTGAATATGGGCTTGATTTGTTAATGAGTTGTTGAATCCCGACCCTGGCTCAATGACCGAAACATCTAAACTTATGCCTTTCAAAAACTTAGCATAGACGACGCAGGCAGAAGAAAACTGAGCAAATGGAATGTCTGTGGCAGAGCCTGCTGCCGGAAAAATAGTTACAAACTTTTCCCCACTCGTCCCAGAGCTACCTGAAGTAGCTGATTGAGCAATCGACTTAATTCCAAGAAAGTCATAAGTCCCATCATTAAATCGAGCACTGCCGCCGCCTTCTTCTTCAACAACTCCGCCAGTATAATCAGCAGCAGTTGAAGTAGTTACAAAAACATCAGAACTTATGCCAGATACAAAAGAGCAGGTCGCATTTACCAGGTATCGGTCCTTAAAGGAGTTATCAGTAAATGTGGATGAATAGGATAAGGAGTCTTTATGCAAGAAAGCAAAGAACACCTGTTGCTCTTGATTCCCTTTTCCACCGGGCACCTTGTCGTTAAATGCGACAAATACAGCGTTATCGTTAGTGTCGGCAGGGTCATAACGCAAAGCAATGTTAGGAAAGTTTCCTGAGCCATATCCCATGCAGTCTGTATCTAGATACGTTTGCGGCGAACCGAGTTTTTGGTCATGAGTTGCCGAAGGTATGCCGCTAAAGTCAGAAAACAGAAACCTTGAAACTGTCGCAGAGCCAGTTACGCTGGTCCCTGAGCTTTGATAATAAGCAACATAAACTACTGTTTTATCAGGGTTTACATCTACGCTTATACTAGAGGCTCTTTTATGAACCGCAATGTTTGAAGAACTATTGTCTTGCAGAGTGGTAAAGCTTGGAGAAGAGACGGTCGGGACACTGCTTGAGAAGTTATATCTCGTGAACTGAATCGAAATATTATTACCAAGAGAGTTTGTGTTGCTCAAAAAAACGTAAACGTAATTATTGCTGTCTTCCACTAAATGAACAGACGGCATGGCTGAAATTGAAAGCCAAAAGTCAGCACCTGTTCTGTCGATGGTTTTGATCACCGTAGGTTTTCTGTAGAAGGTTCCGCTCTCTACCTCTCTAACTGCAATCACAACCTCATAAGTTGCATTTGGGTCAGAACCCGTGGGAGTGGTTTGAACATAGCAAAGTATGTCATATTCAACTGACGCGACTGTTTTTCGTATCAAATTGACACGACCAACTTTCTTGTTGTTTGGCGTATAAAGAGAGTTATTGGCGTAAGTGCAGTCCAGAAGATCCTCTACGGCCTTCATGCCGCTCGTGCCTACTTTGTTATAAAGAACCTGCCCATCTGCCAAAAGAAGGCTGTCTCTAAACTTATGAAGCCGTGCTCCTTTTTTGGTTACTGCGGCAGAAACCGCTGGTAGTAGTCCGCCATTATCGCCAACTGTAGCTGTTGCGTCTCGAAATAAGTCAAACCCTTTGCGCTTGTTGATTTGCCCTGTTTTGGAAAACGTTACATCACGAGCATCCTCAACAGAACCTGGCTCTGAGTAAGGCTCTGAAGATTTTTCATCAACACCCTTGAGCATAGGAAACGATATAGTTTGTTTTCGTAGAGCCATCAGAATACCCAAAAAGTCACAGTAACATCAGCAGAGCACTTAACGATAAATTCATCACGAGGACGACGAGGCTTTGTTGAAGAGTCGAAGATAACTGAATTTGCATCCCTGCGAACTGGGATATAACCATTTATTGGACGATTAAGAGAGTGACCTACAGTATTGTCTTGTCCAGTCTTCAGTCGAACATCTTCAATTAAAATGCCGTCTATTATACTGCTATCGCTAACAGAGTCAGCAAACCTTTGAATGTTGCCCTGTAAGCCTGACAGCGCAGAGGATAAATGAAATTGGCTTTGAAATTTACGAGCCATGTCTCACCTCTGCTAGTAGCGAAGAATAAAGTCGTCTCTGAATCGACCCTTACGAACATCGCGGATAGCGAAAGACCCACTCACATCCCGTGGGCTAATTGCTCGAATAATACGACTAGCGAGTTGCTGACGCTCACGCTCTAGAGCAGAAACGTCAGACTCCTCTTTCATAAGCATACGGATTGCAGTCGCCACAACCACGTACTCCTCATAGCCAGGAATTACATTTTCAATCTCTGTGACCGTAGACGAAAACTGCGTCGCCTGCGGGACATAGTAGAGCGTGATAGAGCCAGACTGTGAGTTGCTGGGAATAAGCTTAATCTTGTTCCCTTCGACCTTGTACATTGGCTCAGCCAATCGATCGATTACAGCATAGGGCGTATTGTAGACGTTGCGCTCAGAAAAGGAGTAAGCCCTGAGCGTCGATGTAATCCCACCGGAATTGTAATCAACGCCCAGAGCCTTGTAAAAGTCGTCTGGCAAGTTAGCGCCCCCGGTCGCAATGGGGACGCTATAAACTTGCTCAGAGACAAAATAGTCTTCGTAGCTTTTGACCATAAAGTCATGCAACTCGGAGATACTTGAGTTCAGGTAGTCCTGAATCTCCGCGTCACTTACGAAGGTACTATTCTCCATGTCGGCGCGGCGACGCGCACGAGTTCTTAAATCAGATTCAGTGAACGTCGCCATTGCCCCACTCCTTACATGCGCATGTCTAGGTAGTCATCAAGAGCTTCGACGAACGCATTGCCGTCTTCTTCCTTGATGGCCATAGCCATACGCTTGCCCGCATCTTCTTTTGCCTTGCTGTAATCATCATCTGAAGAGCCTTCAGCATTTTTGCCTTTGGCTTTCTCCAGAATCATGACCGCAAGACCTTTGCCCTTGCCCTTCATCAGTTTGGCACACTGGTGTTCTTAAGGAACAAAGTTACGTGCAGTTGATCGTTGGCATTTGCTGCTCCCGTCGTATCGATAACAACAGTTTTAGCGCCATTAACATCTGCACTTTTAATCTTTGCCGCAGTCAGAGCACCTGGACCAGTTGCGCTGTCACCTAAAGTGACTTGAGCACAAAGCAGTTGATAGTACTTATCTTCCAACGTGATAGTCACGTCTCCAGCATTTTGCTTTACCTCTGAGATGCCAAGGCTAGGTGTTGCAGTGCAAGTACCGCTATTAACACCGCTAATAGTCGTGGCGAGAATTTTTACCTCTCGACTAACCGCCTGCACATCTTGAAAAGTTCTGTTAGCCATAACTTACCTCCTTAGCTTACTTCGCCATCCAGGAGATAGAGGCAAAAGCTGAAATCGTCACCGGATGGGATATTAGCTGCGCCACCGGCTGTGTTTACGCATTGGAGTTTTACAGTTGGGGTTGTTGCGTTAGCAACATCCTCTGCAATAACAACAATTTGAAACTCGTCGGTTCCAGCACCCAAGTCAAAGTGCATGGTGCTGGCATGAAGCAAACCCGTGTAAGACTTATCAAGAGTGATGGTGTACTCACCGTCACCCACACCTGTTTTAGCAGCACTCCAGCCGATACCAAACTTTGTGGTAATTGCGCCTGAGCCACCAACGTCAAAACGTCCTGCAACAAGTTTTACGCTACGATTAGAGCACTCTAGATCGAAAAATGATTGACTTGCCATTGTACTAATCTCCTTATGCTAGCTTAACGCGAGCGTTGTAGCCAGGTGCGGTGCAGCCAATGTTTCCGTAGAAACCAACTCGAACTTCGTAAGCGTCCGCAGATGCTTCGCGAAGCATACGGTTGCCATCAAGGTCAAGAATGTGTGGAGCAGCGCCAAGGCTGTTAAGAGTCCATGTGTCCAACTGAAGCAAGTATGCAACGTCAGGAGTACAGTTCTGGTCAGCAACAATTTGGATTGGTCCTTTTGGCCCAATGAGGGTCAAGGACTGGAAGCCAATATCTGCGTCGTCGCTGCTTACTTTGTCGTAAACAACCTTTGAACCAAGAGCTTTCTCAAGGTTTGCAAAGTTTGCGAAGTTCATGAAGCAGTGGCTAGGTGATCCACCTTCGCGAGCGAGGCGGCTAGCAGCACCGATAAGAGCTTCTTCGATTGGCTGAGCAGAGCCGTCGAAACGGATGCCGCCAAGACGAGTAGCGTCTTTGCTTCGGTTTTGACTAAAGAAAAGAGGATCTGCTGGAACTGGAGCGGTTGATGGAAGCCATGCTTCAAGACCAGAGACCTTTTTGGCAGTTCCGTTGTTTTGCGCATCGCCACGCTGGAAGATGTGATCGCCGTTAACAAACGCGCCGACGTTATCTACGGTGAATTCGCCTGCGTCACGGTCAACAGTTTGCACAACCATGGTTGTACCTGCGCGAATCGCGCCTGTTGCTGTCCCTGAACAGTTGAGTTCCATACCAACTTCGATGTTGGTGATCTGGTCTTCTTTAATCATCTCCAAGGTGGTGCCTGATTTGATATTAGCAGTGCCAAGTGAACCAGAGCCATTTGCATACATAGCAACAGCAAGAGACCGAGTAAGCGACTGGATAGCGCCGTCGATTTCAAGAGTCGCATACTTAAGGAACGCATCCGCTGCGCCTTCGGTAGCCTTGATGGTTTCGCCAGTGATGCTAGCGAATGAGTAATCCTTAACACGGGTAAGGACGAACCGTGCAAGCTCAGTTGCTGTATTCAGACCTTGACCGGTTGCGAAGTCAGCAGAGCGTCGGTTTGCGATACCATACTGAACTGGAACAGGCATATTCTCACCGCCGAACCGCTCATACTTAGGCATGAGGGCGAGCAGTGGGTTGTCCTTGTAAACCATATTTTTGACGGTCAAAGGCTTATAATGCTCTTTGAGCGCCTGGGTGACGTTGTCGAGATTTAATGAAGTTGCCATAACTTACTCCTTATCGGAGCAAG